TAGTAGTTTTACCACTAGCTACAGCTACAGTTAGTTGAAATTCATAATGAACTCCTACATTTGCTGTAGATACAGTAGGTAAAGTGATTACATTATTATTTGTGCCGTCAATTAAAAACAAAGTTCCTGATTGAGCTGCTGTTATAGCTTCTGATTTAGCAGCAGTAGCATTAAAAGTTGTATTAATTACTTTCTTACCTAATATGGTACTTGTAGTGGAAATAGCACCATCAGATGCGATTGAACCTACGTCAGTAATGTTTCCACTTGCATCTAGATCAAAATTAGTTGTAATTGCACCTGTTGATGCTGCTACTGTAATTTGTTCAAAACCACCTTCGGACCTAACTGGCCCACTGAATGTTGAATTTGCCATAATTTCCTCCCGGAAATAAGTTCTATTGTCTTGGCTTGTCTGCTAGGTCAGTCGATAGAACAAGTTAATATATTCCTAGTTATTAAAGTTTACTACGAGGCTTGTATCAAAGCAACAAAAAAAAAGGGAGCCGAAGCCCCCTTAGTAATTGTAGTTGAGTTAGAAACGCTACAATATCGTTCCTTTAAGCTCCTTGAGAACCGTAAACGGCTCTGAAGTTTGAATATCCAAATGAATATCTTTCTCTTGCTTTATATCTCATGTTGCCAGTATCGAAATCACCCTCTAATGCAGTTTGCATTGGAGATCTTTCAAAATACTTAAATCCATCAGGACAGTCTGTTTTCAAAAAGAAAGCATCTGAATCTGTTAGATAATGGTTAACAACATAACCGTCAGGCAGCATACCCATATTCTTAACAGCATTAATGTCGTTGTCAGAACTACCAACTCTATTAGGAGTTTGTAATAATCTGTCAGCAACAAATTGCAGTTGAGGTGGTACTACTAATTTCATTCCTCTTAACGCAATATTAAGACCTCTATCATCCGTAAATGTAGAAATGTTAATTAATGCATCTTCAAGAGAAGTTTCATTAAGATCCGCCATAGTGGTTGCTCTGTTTGCTAAAGAACCACCGCCGCCTAGAGGATGATCAGTTGCTATTAAGCTTTTGCCATCGCCACCTGTTGTAGAGAACGCGTTGTTCAATACAGATGCAGCTTTGATTTGCTTAGTGTTAGCCATTGATCTCGCTAGAGCTTTAGTATATCTTGCGCCGAGTCTGTCATATAGATTATCTTCAACAGCTTCTTCTGTTAAAGCAAATGCTAAAGCCACTGTCTCATGAGTATAACGAGAAGTATAACCTTCGTTAGCTGTATCAAATCTGACACCACTACCTTCTGATTTTACTTCTGCATTACCAAATCCCACGATTAAAGTTTCTTCTTCAAACGCTCTATCAGAACTTTCTGTATCAAAAATTTCTGTATGCTCTGCCTCGTATCTTGAGTATTCCATACCAAACAAGGCGTTTAAACCCGGCTCTAATTCTTTCGCTAATTGCGCTCTATTAATAGCCATTACTTATACTCCTGTTGGGTCGACATAGAAATGTTCGTTAAATTTAACAATAACGTTTACATTAGCTGAGCCTGTGGTTGTGTTGTCCGGATCAGAGGAGAATCCCATAATCCTAAATGTTGCAGTCGTTGCAGCAGTTGTCCCAGATAGTTCTACAGCAGACATACCAGTTTTGGTAGATCCAGCCGTATAAGCTATATCTGCATTCAAACCAACATCAGTTTGAGCTGGAGAACCAGCACTCTGAATTTCGAATACAGCAGTAGGGTCGTCTTGTACAAAAGCCACGATATCAGTCGATACAGTTCCGTCAGGGAAGAAAGATTTGAAAACAACGTCGCCGCTGCTATCAGTGAACTGACACCCTCTAAATATGCCTACTGATTCATCACCAGCTGCTGATACTAAAATCGTACCAGTATTAAGCATTTTAACTAAATCGCCTGAAAAAATATTCCCCGAAGCTCCTGTAGCTATCTTATATTCTGTTATGCCATTGTTGGCAGTTCCAGAACCTAATTTACCTACAAGTCTTGCTCCAAATGGGGCATCTTTGTTAGCCATAATAAGTCACCTTATATTATAAAATTGAAAATGATGATCAACTACGTTGACCACCGCCAAAAGTTACTTTGCTTGTTCTTTCCGGTTTTAACATCGGTGAACTAGGATCAGATTCCCTTAAGAGGTCATTATCTACAGCATCTTGCTGAGTTCTGGCACGATTTTCGAAATAGGAGTTTCTCTCATCTCGTGTCTCGTTCGGGATCTTGGCCAATAGCAAACCGCCAACTGAAACTACTCCTGCATGTCTACCGTTATCAATAGTAGGAAGCGGGAAATCACCTAACTCATCGGCTTTGACAAGGTCGAAACCCTCTCTCATCCTAGAAGTCACATTCTTTCTATCTTCGTTACCAGCGATTTCAGCTCTAATCCACCTGTAGGTGTAACCCTCAGGTGCAGGAGGAGTATCCAACATTGATGGTGGACTCCAAGGTTTGCGAGCAACTTTTTTAGCTCGAGTGTCGGCAGAACGTGGGCTTCTGTTTAAATCTTTTGTATCTTCTGTCATAATTATTTACCTTTTAACGTATTTAGCGTACTCATTCAAGGGTACGTTTAATCTTTTAGCCATCTGAACTTCTGCAGGAGACAGTTTTACTTGTCTTTTATTAGAGCCGGCATTACCAGCTACTCTTCCAGCGGAAGCCACCTTTTGTGAAGGCTTAGATTTTGTAACAGAAGATTCGTTAAACTTCTGAGGGAATTCTTTACGAATTCTCCTATCAAGTTCAGTATAGTACTCATCTGTTCCTGCGTCAAAGTCTTCTTCAACCATATTATTATGTATAGCGTAAGCTGATACAGTCATAATCTCATCGTCACCAAACCAAGCATTATTTTCTGCCCAACTCTGAGTCTTTTGATCCAATTTAATTGGCTGTTGAGCTTGAGGTTGAGCCTGTTGTTGAGGCGCATAATTTTGGTAATTTGCTCTTTGTTCTTCTTGAACGTTTCTTTGATATTCTAATTGTTGTTGTGAAGTAACAACTTTGTTTTCTTCTACCGCTATCTTTGCTAATACTTCTTGAGCCTTTGCAACCTTGTCATAGTCAGCAACTTCATGCGCTCCTTTTAAAGCAGATAAAGCTTGAGCCTTTTGAGACTTAAGTCTTCCTTGTGCTTCATTTAAGTAAGATCTATCAAGCGTAGAACTTTTATTTTTTAATACTTCATTCTCATAAGATATTTTTTTCGCATACTCATAAGCAGAGTCTTGTCCTCTTTCTGCCTCTCGTAGTTTACGAGTTAAATTTCCTATACGTTTTTTAACCTTATCAGAGTAATCAGCTAATTCATCTTCTGTTTTTACTTCTGTACTTTCTGATATATTTTCTATTGAAGCATCTGCTTCTTCGTCAGGCGCTAGATCTGCTATCTTGCCACTAACTTTTTCTTCAGGGACATCTACTTCTACTATCTCACCTTCATCTATAAATTCTTCTTTTCTTAATTCTTCAGACATATTTACTCCTTATACTGCAAGAATATCATCTGGATCTAATATACTAGCGATTACTTCGTCATCGTTAATGATTCTGCATTCAGACTCATCACCCAATCTAAAACGAGCGCCAGCATACCTGCCGATTAATACCCATTGTTTTTCCTGACACCAAGGAGCAGAGAACTTACTCTTATCCTTATAGCAATCAGGACCCATTTTCACAACATAGCCAACTACAGTAGCTAGAGATTCTCTATCAACCGTTGATTGTACTAAATGAATTCCACCTTCTGTTACCGCTTTACCTTTATAAGGAAGGATTAAAAGTCTCCAACCCGTGGGTTGCGGCATCCTATCTAAAAATGAATTGTCTAAAAGAGTTGGGTCTAAGACCCTAGCCCCTGGCTCTACATAGGAAGGATTTTCCTCTGGAGCTGGAGTGTTTTGTTTTTTTTGTTTGGTTTCTTCTTGTTTTATTTCTGATTCAATTGCTTTTGCAACATGATCAGGTATCTGTATCTTCGTCATCTTCTACTATTTTTCCCAGCAGTTCCCTAAATGTACTTTCTGCATCGACTAGAGAACTGTAACGTCCACACAGATATTGATATTGAGCAAAGTCTTTTGTCCCTGACAAAATGACCTCTTGTACTCCTTGTTTTTTAGCTTCTATTTCTTTTAAGAATTTTTGGCTAACCCAAACTACGGACATTAATAAATGCCAGAAAACTTACCACCAAATTCGGCGGCGCCCATACCTCTTGCTTTTCCTTTACCTGTTCCAGGCTTTGGAGTTGTACTGGCTGAAAAAGTGCCTGCATTATTTTTCATGGGTACTGACCCTTTCTTTCCATAACTGCATTTGTCTTTCATGACCTTGGGGGTTTTCTGTTGACTTACTTCTGTTCTTTTTATCATGTTTCTTATTATCTTGGTTATATATAATATTTGCAACCTTTATTTTTACTCTTGGTTATTCTGAATATCCATAAGTTTAAATCTTGCTTGCTGTTGTAATCTCTCTCTTGCAGTCTCATCTCTTAAGTCAGCTATATCTTCCATAGAGCCTATTCTCTCTCTATCGACTTCTATTCTTCTTTGAGCCTCTTGGTTTTTTCTTTTCTCTTCTGCTATGAATTGTTGTTGTTCAATAGAAAGTTCTTGGCCTTTTAACGCTAACTCTTGCTTTCTAATTGCTACTAACGGATCTTCGTCCTCAGGAGACGCTACTTTTTGATTGTACTCAACAAGAAGTTCTGCAAGTATTGGAGAAGAAAACTCAGCTAAAAGATCTGCAGCTTGTTGTGCCATTGCCGGCGCTTCTTCAGGAGAGGCTTGTTGTGATTGTTGCAGTAACCCTTGGAACTGTTCCATAACCTCAGGAGGCATTTGTTGCTCAGCTAATTGATCCGCTTTCATTTGTAAATGTTGCATGATATGTGAATGTATTAAAGCTTGGATCTGCGCATTCATTTGTACAGGTGGAGTATTTAATAGAGACATGTGAATAGAAATATGAGCATCATGATTCTGTTGAGGGAATGCTTGTGCTTGCTCTCCTAACAATAGTTTGTTGTTTTCAAAGCCAGGCTCTGTAACAACTGGCTCTGTAGAAGGTGGCGGAGTAAGTATCTGATCTACGTTATCCACACCTATAGCATGGTACATTCTTTTGTAAGATTCATATATTCCACTAGGCCCGTGAACTTCTGGATTAGCTTGTACTAAATGCATCATCTCTTGAGCCATAGCTATTCTTTGAGCTTGACTAAATATGTCAGGATTAGATACCGGGAATATGTCTACCTTCTCATCAAAGTCTGTTAGCTTAATAGATGATTCGCTATTAGCTATTGCATAAGGATATTCTGGAGGTAGGTATTCTTTAAATACATTTGCTAGTATTCTAAATTCTTTCTTTTGAGAGTTATGCAATCTTTTGTGAATTGCAGATAGAACCTTTGTAGATCTTTCTAATAACGCAAGTGTTGTTCCTACTGGAGCATTTGGATTGCCTTGTCCTGTATTAATTTCAGCAATAGATGCAAACTTTTGACCAGAGTCAACTAGGATGTTTAATAGACTTAACAACGTTGCACTAGGTTCTTTAAATGGTAAAGGCTGGATAGCATCTCTTAGAGATCCTCCAGGAGCATCAACATCTCTAAACTCGCCAGGTTGTATTGGGGTATCTTCATCTCTAATTCTAATACCTCTAGTTTTAAAACCAGCAGGCAAGTTAGCTAAAGTACCAGCATCAATCAACTGTCTCATAATAGATGTAGAAGCCTTAGATAGACCACCGATCATATGTGTAAGACCAAAGCCGTAAAAGCCTAGGCCAGGTAAGAATTTAAAGTGAACAAAGTATTCTATCTTTTTCTTAGTAGCGTCATCTTCTTTGTAGTTTCTTCTTATAGAAAGTATCTCACTAGAATGAGTATCAATAGTAACTATATAAGGAAGCTTAACTCCTGTAAGTTCTCCTTCCTCATCCATATCTTCAAAACCTTCTAGTTCTAGATTACAATGCACTTCATATAATAACGAAACTTCACCATCATCATATGAAGGCTCCATACCTGATAGCTTGTTTATTTCTTCTTTTACATCTGTATAGTTTTGTGCATCTTCTCCCGTTTCTAATTCAATCTTACGATAAAAGCCCAGAGCTTGTAGTTTTCTTACTTCATTCTCCGCTATCTTTATAACGTTAGTTATTCTTGGACATGTCTCCAAGTCAGTTGTGTAGTAAGGAACTATTAAATCTTCCGGAGCAATAAACTTAGAAACGGCTCTTCCTATTGCTTCATCGTAATAAACTTTTTTAAATGCAGATCCTGCTAAAGGAAGATAGAAAAGCATTTGATCAAGCTCCTCATCAAACTCTTCCATAACATGTGTTATCTGATAGTTCATAAAGTCTTTAACTCTTCTGGCTTGTTCTTCTATTGACGAGCTATAAGCTCCCATTGTTTGAGTCTTTACTGGTCCACCTGAAGGAAGTAATTCTTTATATGCTTGAGCCTGGAAAGTTGTAACTGCTTCACCTAGTAATGGATGAATAACTCCTGAAGCTCCAGCAAAAGGTTCTGACCTTTCTTCGTCAAACTTCATACCTAGGTATTTTAAACCGTCTGTATATGTCTTTTCCCAATCTTCTCTTGAGCTTTTGTCTTTCTCAATACCTGATATTAATTCATTAGCAATAACTCTTAGATCTTGAGAATCAATAACTTCTGCAAGGTTATCGTCAAACCCTGTCTCTATCTCTTCTTCGTTAGATCCCTCTAATATAGCGCTGCCATCTTCTTGTATTTCAAATCCTTCTGTACCAGAATCTCTTATTGCTTCTAAGGCAATACTCATATCTTCTTGTCCAAGAGGTACTTGATTGTCTTCGTTAATAATAGTTGGATTTATGTCTTTATCTATTGCCATTAATGTATAGTCCTTTGTTTCATTACAATCATATCTTGAGGTACTGACTCTACTAAACTACCAACAATAGTTATCTTACAATAATCAGCTTGCTCTGCAGCTTCTTCTACTGAGTTACACATGATAAATGGGCCATTCTTTATTTTCCCATCCTCTTCATATTCTGTAAAAAAAATTAACATATTAATAATACACTCTTTTTACTGGGGGTTTCTCTCTATCTAAATAGTCATCATTTAAAGATACCAAACCACCCTCTCTAAATCTCATCAAAGCTTGAGTCATAGTATCACACAAGTCATCATTTTTTCCAAAAGGAAAGGAGGCACATTCGTCAATCATCTCATCTGCAAACTTTTTCTTAGGCGCCCACACCAAACCTGATTCAAATATAGGAGCAACGGAATTCATTCTTGTAGACTTGTCATGCCCTCTAGTAGGGGAGTAATTAACAACAGGTATTCCAAGTCTTCTTAGTTCGTGAGTTAGAGGAGTACCAGAAGCTTTGGCTTCAATTAGGGTCATATCAGGATCCCAGTACTGGTATTCTTCGTAAGCAATTCTCTTAAGCTCTGGGAAATCCCAACGGCCTTTTTGAGCGTCTAACAATATAATAGAGTCTGGTGCGTCAGCTGATGGTTTAAAAATACCCCAAGTAGAAATGGCCGAGTAATCAGCGTTCTCCTTTTTACTAAACGCCGTATCATAACTTTGAATGATATAACTAACACTAGGCAACACTTCATGATCCCAAGTCTTCCACCATTCTTTTTTAACAATAGCTCCTTCTTCAGAGGTAGGTGTTTGCATCCACTGAGCATTCCATTTTTGTACAGGCAACGAAGCTTTAACTTTCTGTAATTCTTCTAAAGACCAGAACTCTGGCCATAAAGGATTTTGTGACTTAGGAAAGATAGCAGGAAATTCAACTACGTCCCATTGATCAGCAGCGGATTCTTTTTGAGCATCTAATAACTTAGCCGTTAGATCTATAGAAGACCAACGTGTCATTACTAATATTATGGCTCCACCAGGCTGTAAACGCTGTCTAGGTCCAGAGGTGTACCATTCCCAACAACCTTCCATAGCAGTAGGGCTAAGAGCGTCTTGTTCTGAATGAGGGTCATCAATTATAAGGAGATCCGCACCACGACCTGTAATAGCTCCTCCGACACCAGCGGCAAAGTATTCTCCACCCTTGTCTGTTTCCCAACGACCGGCTGACTTACTATCTGCTCTAAGTTCTACTTTAGGAAAGATTCTTTTGTATTCATCTGTATCCATCATGTTCCTAACCTTACGACCGAATCTTACTGCTAGTTCCCCTGTGTGAGTTGTTTGCATGATCTTACGTCTTGGTTGTTTTCCCATAATCCAAGCAGGAAAGTATGTAGAACAAAACTCTGACTTAGTATGACGAGGAGGCATGTTAACAATCAAACGGTTAATCTTGCCACTAGCTACATCTTCCAGCTTTTGTGCAAAGACTTTGTGATGACGGCCACAAACAAACTCTGGCCACATGTGATCAATAAACTCTAAGAATGTTTCTTGGCATCCTTTCTGTTTCTTTAATAGTTCTAATCTTTCTTTTAAGACTAGGGTTTCTTTAATCTCTTGATCAGATAGATGAGCTAAGTTCATAGGCTAGATAACATATTATCAATATCTACAGATCCACCATCTTTAAAGGCGTCAATACCTAGCTTCTCTACAGCTGCTTTAAGTCTAGCATCAAACTTAACGTAAGTTCCAGATAGGCTTTCCGCACCCCTAGGATCCACACTTGCTATGTAATCTTTCTTAGGAAGATTAAGCTCGTTAATTATTTTTCCAATTTCGCTTTCTGCTTCTTTGTAAGTTGTTTTTAATATGTCATTATCAAGCCCGCCTTCGTCTCCAAGTCTTTTAGCTGCTGAATCTAAGTAAAGTCCATCTTTTCCTTCTTTTACAGCTCGCAAAAAGTTAGCTCTAATAGGTAGCTTGGTCACCTCAGATCTATTTCCTTTAGCATAAGCATCTAAATTATAACCATCTAAATTTTTAGTGTTTATTCCAAGGGCTTTTTTCATTAAAATAACACCTTTTGTTAACTCAAAAGTATTTAAATCAGTATTACCTGTTGTTTTTTTAAAGTATTCTGCAGCTCTTTTTAATGGATCATCACCAGCATATGCATATGTCTGCCTAATTCCACCTCCTGGTAGCTTCTCAAGATCAAGATAAATTTCATCCAAAGATTTGTCTAAAGATTCGTAAAAAGGTTTGCCTGTAAGTTTTTCTAAATCTTTTGTTTTTAAAGAGAAGTCTGTAAAAAGAGAGCCTGCGCTTTCAATATTACTATTTTCATTTGCTTTTTTAAAAGTTCCACGGAGTTCTAGTTCTGTTGCAATTTTCTTTTCATTAAGTTTATTAATTTTGTCACGAAGTTTTTTAACTTTGTCTTGATTAACATCAGGGAATTTTAATAGTTCTAATCGTTCTGCATCAAGAACTTCTGTTATTTCTTTTTGAATTGCTCTACTTTTTATTCTTAATGCATTTATTACAGGAACTGATTCGTTATATTTAGTTAATGCTTTTTTTAAGTTATCACCCGCTCCTGCAGGAAGGTAAGGAGTATTCTTGGGTGCTTTTTTTGCAACATCTAGGTAAACGTCAACAAACTCATCAACAAGAGGAATTAATGCATCATCAACTCCTGTTTCTGCTATCTCTATTTTCATCATTGCTTTCATTCTTGCGGGTGGCTCTCCAAGATATCCCTTTAAAGTACGAGCAAGAGTATCTATATTATATGGGCCAATCTTTACTGAGTGTTCAGCCAATCCATCATTAATAAATTTCCTTCTAGCATTCCTGCCTGTACCAGATGCATTAGAAAGTTCTGAACTATAGTCTGATTGGATTCTAGCAACATTTAAAAAACTAGGTCTAGTAGGCAAGCCATCAAAGAAAGAACTAGGTAGTACATCTTCAGGAATACCAAGAGGATCAACTCTATAGTCAGCAGTTGCGTCAAATACATAAGCATCTTTCTCACCCCTATAATGACTAAAGTTTCCCTTTCTTGTAACGTCTCTTACTTGGTAAGTAGATTGCATTTCATTTGTGTATTCTGAGCCTTGATTTTTAATCCTACCAGGCGACTCATGATCTCCTTTTCTTACATACTTCTTACCTAATGCGCCTTCTTGATTAGATGTAATATAGTTTAGTAACCTTTTTCTAGAAATCTTATCTGATCCCCTAACATCTAATTCTTTTAATAGTTTTGGACTTAGATCTCCAGATTCATCTATTATATTTAATAAACGCAACTCACCTAAAGGTACTGATTGTTTTAGTTTTGCTAGGTATGTTTGTACTGGGGCTTGGTTTGGAAGCTTCTTATTATAATTAATATATTTAGCAGCTTTAGAGCCAAGTCCCTCTGCTCCACGATAAGTTAATTCAGACAGCTCTAAAGGTACAAACTCTTCAACTGATGGTAATTTTATTGGATCCTTAGGGATTGTAGGCTTTGGTGTAGCTTTAGGCTTTGGGGGACTCACCTTTGAAACTACTTTTGTAGCGGGCTTAGCAACCCTAAGGAATCTTAATAAAGGTATTAAACTAACACCACTTAAAGCTGACATACCGTAATTACCGGCTGCGCCTAAATAATCTTTGTCTTGTATATTTTTTTTACCCCTAGACCCAAACTCCTTAACTTCGTAGGTTGCTAAAACATCACCCACTCCAGGGGATATACTTATAGCTAGTTGGTCAACAATAGGTAAGTCTTCATAAGTTCTGTAAGCATCACTTATATTACCGTCTTTTATCTTTGCGCTTATCTCTGCGAATGTTTCTGCTCTAGTAGCCATTAATCAAATAACTCTGGTTGGAACCCATCTAATTGATCTTCTATTTTCTTTTGATCAATACTAAGTCTATTAAATTTCTTTTCTGACTTTAACATAAGTTTAGGCCCTGCAACCTCTCCTGCCTTCTTCTCCGCTACGCCTCTTTTGTAATCGGTAAGTGCTTGCCTTTTCTGTTGTTTGACTCTTTGCAAGCCTGAGAATAGTTTTCTTGCCTTACCAACACTTAAGCCAGCCTTAACAAAAGGTCCACCTGCCATACTGGCGTAGTCTAATGGATTGGTAGGATCAAAAAAAACATCAGTAACATCTCTTAAAGAGATATCGTTTGAACTTTGTGGGGAGTTATCTAGTTTTTTTTTTCTAGCTCGGCTAGTACTTGGGATAAATCCAAAGGACCACCCATATTATATTCAGCAACGCCACCCATACCGTAGTAAGATTCGCCGCCCATATTCAAGTTTACTCTATCTATATCAGATATAGTTCTGCCTGACATATCTCTATTAGACAGGGTTCTTCCAGACTCACCCATCATATCTCGAGACATCTGTTGATCGCCTGCTTGTGATTTAATAGAAATTATTTGATTTTGCAATCCTTCTATCTGCATTTTAATTTGATTTGCGCTTTGTTGATCGTTATCCCTAGAAGCTACTTGGAATGATTCTATTAAATTATTAATTTCTGCTTCTATAGAAAATATTCTTTCTTCTGGTAATCTATTTTGGACATCTGCATTAGATCTAGATCTTCCCAATTCTCCTAAAATATCTCTATCTTGATTGGATATAGCTCTACCCTGTCCCATTCCTGCTTCACCGGCTATAATTCTATTTAAATCCAAAGGACCTCCTCCTTCGAATTTAGGTCTAGGATTTTGTCTCATATTATTAAAATTTTGAAACATACCTCCTAATCCTTTCTCACTCTGTCCGTTCTGTTGCATCATTCTTTGTGGCATCATTTGCCCAGGGTTTTGACCCCCCGGCATGTTTTGTGGAGGTACTGGCCCTCCAGCCATCATTCTTGGTGGCATTCCCTCAAAAGGCATACCTGTTTTTGTTTGTGGAATATAATTACTAGAACGGCCCATAGGTTTGGGTGCAGCACTTCCTGACTCAATACCTTTTTGTCTTAAATTGTTTTTTATATTGCCAAAAAATCCCATTTGAAAATGATACCTTATCTAAACCGTAAATCCAAGGCTTCCATCTCCTAATCCAAACATCTCTTCTGCCATCTCTAGCTCCTCTAAAGTCATACCAATTTGTTCTAAAAATTGATTTACATCTTCTTCGCTAGCACCTTCGGCCATCATTTGATCTACAATTTTCATAATTTGCATAAGGGCTTGCTTAGCTTCGGATTTCTCTTGATCTGTAAGATTATCTATTTCTGATTGTAAATCCGTTGGTAGTTCTTGGGGGGCTGGAGCATTTTGCATCATACCTGGTTGTTCCATACCTTGTGGAGGCATACCCTGAGGAGGCATTCCACCCATCATCTGCGGATCCATTACTGGTTGTACGTCCATACCCATCATATCTTCATCCATATCATTATCCTGTAAAGGTCTTCAGCAGGCTTATTGGGAGGTTGAGAGCTAGATATAACAAGCCTGCTTAAACCAATTATATATATAAATATCGATTGTAACATCAGATAATACCAAAAGAACAGCTTTGTCTAAAAAATGAAAATCGTTTGTGTCTAATACTAACCTTGTGTGTGTATATAATGCCTTGCCCAAAATTTGGGGGTGGGGGGGTTAGATCCGATCCCCGACCGACCAAAAACCTGACGGAATAGAGTCCCATAAAAAAAGGGAGCAAATGCTCCCTTAATCCTCTTGGTTATTTATTAGTTTAACAAGTCCATTCCATCTGTAAGATTATCTACTATCCTACCTTGGTTATCTTGCGGTGTTAAAGACCTAAGAAGTTCTGCTTGAACTCCTCCGTCTTGTAGAACTTGAACGCCGTTAATAATAAGTGATTGGCAATCTGTCTCAATTGCATGTCCTATCACAACCGTTCCGTCTTCATTATACAAGTCTATTTTAATCTTCATATTGACCTCCTAATAGTCAGTTTATTTAAGATACCCTATTATCGTCTATT